GTTTTATTTGATGCAACAAACAATGATGACACTGCTATATTTAAAGCGGGTACTAATGTAAGTTTTCTTGCAGACCCTGCAACTAAGAGTGTAACTATTGAGGCTACTAACACCAACACGACTTATACTGCAGGAACTGGTCTTTCTTTAACAGGAACAGTCTTTGCTAATACATCTCCTAACGTTGTTCAAACAACAATTACAGGTAATGCAGGAAGTGCTACTGTATTGCAAACAGCAAGAACAATTGCAGGTGTATCTTTTAATGGGAGTGCTAATATATCTCTGAATAACAATGCTATTACCAACGGTGCAGGGTATACCACTAACGTGGGTGACATTACATCAGTAGGAGTAGGTAATGGTTTAACGGGTGGTGGAACTTCAGGTGCGGTTACTGTTTCTATGTCGGGTTCTTATACAGGAAACTTCACTGCAACACAAAACATAACTGCTTACTCTGACGAGAGACTTAAAACAAACATAGAGACTATTCCTAACGCTTTAGAGAAGGTTAATTCACTTAGAGGTGTTACCTTTGATAAAGACGGAGTACGTGGCTTAGGAGTCATCGCACAAGAGGTAGAGAAGATTTTACCTGAAGTAGTGATAGAGGGTGAAGAATACAAGTCAGTTGCTTACGGGAACATTGTCGGTGTATTAATCGAGGCAATAAAGGAACTGACTAACGAGGTTGAAGAATTGAAAAGAAAATTAAATTAATATGGCAGTACCGGGTTCAGGAGCGATTACAATGTTGGGGTTAGCACGGGAGAGATTATATGGTTCATATGGCTCTGTGGCAATTCCTTCTTTCCCTATTACTCTTTTTGACTTAGTCAATGGCGGGGGGGCCAATGGTTTCCCTGCTCTAAACACTTGTGGTGTTATTCCTAATTACAGTATGGCATCGTGGTACTCGTATGACCAAACTGCATCTTGTGGTTGTAATATTGGGGATTGTTGTCAATTTGCCGTAGGCTATGACCCCGGTGACCCTTTTTCTGCTTGTTTTAATTGGAATATAGGTAATACGGAAATCCATAAACTATCAGTAGACACCGCCAATTATTTACCACCTTGGGTAAATGCTTCTCAAATATATGATGGAGACGGAGATTGTGAACAACCTTCACCTCCGGGGTATTATGCTATGTTAGATAGTAATTTCGGTGTGGTTCGGTATTCTTATTGGGATGGCGGGAATTGGTCAAAAGCATTCACTTGTTAGTTATAATAAAAAAAAATAATTATCTTTGTATAAATAATAATTTAATCTAAAAAAAAATGGCACAATTAACTGACACAGAAAAAACTGAAATCACTAAAATGGTTTCTGAATTCAACATTCTTAAAATGCAACTTGGTGATACGTATATGAATCAGCAAGCAATTATGAAAAAAATTGAAGAAGTAAAAGAGGCGTACTCTAAATTAGAGGAAGAACTTATGGAGACATATGGTAAAGATGCCGTAATCAATGTTGAAACAGGAGATGTAAAACTTCCTGAAGAAACAAAGATGGAGGTTGCTAAATAAATGGGACTAATAAGCACATATGGCATAGTCACCTTAGCAACTGTTGATGATAAATTAATTGGCACTGATGTCGAAAGTTTAAATGCAACAAAGAATTTTGAGATATCTCAAATTCTTTCTTTGTTAAATGAAGCCGTAGTTACGTTGCCGATATACGCAACTAACACCGCTGCTTTAGCAGGTGGATTGGTGGCGGGAAATCTTTATCGTAACGCAGGGTCTGCAGGAAGTTCAAGTGTTGTGTGTGTTGTCTATTAAGACACACATAAAATGGATATAAGAAAAATAAGCATTGGTCCCGATTACAAAGGAGGGGCTATGCATTACATCGTTGGTCAAGACGTTTTAGGTGGTAGTCATACTATTCATCTAATTCGTTTTGACGCTATATTGGAATCAATTAAAATTTGGATTGAAAGAAACAATTCAAAAGAAATTGTACTTTGGAAAGAGTTTACCCATACGATGCCCATATCTATTGAATACAACATAAACTTTTAGCCCTATGACTGAGCAAAACTATTTAGACATTACTCAAGAAATTACTCTTTTAAAGAAACGCAAGTCAGATGCTACTTCTTTCGATGAAGAGATGAATATAGCAGACAAAATACACAACCTTCAGATGATTCTTGATGGCGTTAAGCCGATGGATACGTATGTTGACTGTATAGGGTGTGGCTCATAAACATATATATGAAATCTCCATTTGAATTTATAGTAAAACCGGTAGGAGGCAAGCGTTATGATAACATAAAAAAAATCGGGGGAACTGATTTTATTGTGAGCACATCGGAAGAGGACTTTAAACACTCTAACCGATACGCTGAGGTTGTCGAGGTCCCTATCTTATATAAAGGCCCTATCAAACCAAGCGATATATTGCTTGTCCATCACAACGTATTTAAGTTTTACAACGACATAAAAGGCGGACAAAGAAGTGGCAAAAGTTACTTTAAGGATGACCTTTTTTTTGTTGATGTAGAACAATTTTTTATGCATTACGATGGGGAAGAGTGGCATCCATATGATAGGTTTTGTTTTATTGAGCCTATCCCTACCATTGAATCTTATATCTACAAACCATTTAGCGAAGAACCTCTTATTGGCAAAATGAAGTACCCAAATGAGTACTTAAAAAGTCAAGGAGTAAAGGTGGGGGATTTAGTTACCTTTCTACCTGAAACGGAATATGAGTTTAATGTTGATGGGGAAAAACTATATAGGATGTACGACCATCATATAAGTATGGTGTTATGAGGCCAAAGGACAATAGAACTTATTTTAATGATGAATGGAATCACGTCCCTATAAAAAAAATAAAACGTATTAAAGATGAATTCAAAAGAAATAAAATTAAAAATAATCGAGGCGGGTCACCGAGCAGTGGAGCAACTGATTAAAGTTGCTCGAGAAGAAATTATTAAACACGACCTTGAGGATGGGTTGTCTGCCGATAGATTAAAAAACGCGGCAGCAACAAAAAAATTGGCAATCTTTGATGCATTTGAAATTTTAAGTAGAATAGATACAGAGCAAGAGGCAATTGAATCTTTAGATAAAGGAGAAAGCAAAACAAACACAAAACAAGGATTTGCAGAACGAAGGTCAAAATAGTATAATATATAGAGTCGTAGATAACTATATACAAAGCACAGTCCTTGCTAATAAAAATAAAGCAAAGAGTTGGGTGTATGGCTATGACCACAAAAATAACCTTGTTGTTATATCTAAAGATGGAACTATAGGAGAAGTAATTGATATCCAAGGATTAAAGATTGGGCTTCCTAAAACCCCAAGTATGTGTCTTCAAAGACACACAAAAAAAGAACAACAATATTGGGAACGACAAGAACTCCCTGCTGAGTTAAGTAAACTTCAAACCATATTTCAATGGAACACTATGCCTTCTGAGTTTAAAGACAGGTGGGTAGATTATATTGAGACAGAATTTGACAGAAGAGACAATGGGGTATGGTATCTTAATAACGGTATCCCAACCTATATAACAGGTGCTCATTATATGTATCTCCAATGGACATCTATTGATGTTGGGTATCCCGACTATAGAGAGGCTAATAGAATTTTATATATTTTTTGGGAGGCTTGCAAGGCAGATAGTAGGTCTTTTGGTATGGTGTATCTAAAGATAAGACGTTCAGGATTTTCTTTTATGTCCTCATCTGAATGCGTAAACACAGGAACTCTTGCAAAAAACGCAAGGGTTGGTATCTTGTCAAAGACGGGTGGCGATGCTAAAACAATGTTTACCGATAAGGTTGTTCCAATTGCAAATAGGTTACCATTCTTTTTTAAACCTATTCAAGATGGTATGGATAAACCAAAAACAGAGTTAGCGTTCCGAATTCCTGCCGCTAAGATTACTAAAAAAAATATGTACAATGCAGACACTAATGAATTGTACGGATTAGACACTACAATAGATTGGAAGAACACTGACGACAACAGTTATGATGGGGAAAAACTTTTGCTATTAGTACACGATGAAAGTGGAAAGTGGATTAAGCCAAACAACATTCAAAACAATTGGCGAGTTACAAAAACCTGTTTAAGACTTGGTAGCAGAATCATCGGGAAATGTATGATGGGCTCAACTTCAAATGCTTTGAGTAAAGGAGGAGATAACTTTAAAAAGTTATATGAAGACTCTAATGTGAATAAGCGTAGTGGGAACGGTCAGACTAAAAGTGGTATGTATTCACTTTTTATCCCAATGGAATGGAATATGGAAGGGTTTATTGATAGATACGGCCATCCTGTTATAGAATATTTAGACTCACCAATTCAAGGTATAAATGGGGAAACGATTTACCAAAGCGCATTAACATATTGGCAAGCAGAGGTGGACTCTTTAAAGAATGACGCAGATGCTTTGAATGAATTTTATCGTCAATTTCCAAGAACTGAATCTCACGCCTTTAGGGATGAAAGTAAAATGTCTTTATTTAATCTTACAAAGATATATCAACAGATAGACTATAACGATTCTTTAATCAAAGAACATCATATGACAAGGGGGTCATTTTCTTGGAAAGATGGTATAAAAGATTCAAAAGTTCTTTTTAGTCCTAATAACAATGGTAGGTTTTATATAGGATGGAACCCTAAGCCACAACTACAAAACAATGTTATTCAAAGAAACGGAATAAAGTTTCCGGGCAATGAACACATTGGGGCGTTTGGGTGTGACAGTTATGACATATCAGGAGTTGTTGGTGGGGGAGGCTCTAATGGAGCACTTCACGGGTTAACGACTTACCATATGGATGAAGCCCCTATAAATACTTTTTTCTTAGAGTACATTGCTCGTCCTCAGACGGCAGAGATATTTTATGAAGACGTACTAATGGCCTGTGTGTTTTATGGTATGCCCATCCTTATTGAAAATAACAAGCCGAGATTGTTATATCACTTTAAAAACAGGGGATATAGAGGGTTCTGTATGAACAGACCTGACAAGCAATATATAAAACTTTCTAAAACAGAAAAAGAACTTGGAGGTATACCTAACACAAGTGAAGATATCAAACAAGCACACGCTTCTGCAATTGAATCGTATATTGAAAAATATGTAGGGTTAGACTTAGAGGGCTCATATAGAGACGCAGGGGATATGGGAGATATGATATTTATAAGGACCTTAGAAGATTGGGCAAAGTTTGATATTACCAACAGAACTAAGCACGATGCTTCGATAAGTTCAGGATTGGCAATAATGGCAACTCAAAAGTCTATGTATTTAGGAGAGAAAAAAGAATCAAAAATAAAGATTAACTTTGCAAGATATAGTAATAAAGGAACAATTAGCGAAATTATTAGATGAAGGATGTTAATATAAATATCACATCTGCAGGGTTCCCAAGCCAATTTGTTTCTGACAAAGAGAAGGCTTCGGAAGAGTTCGGTTTGCAAATTGGACAAGCCATTCAGTATGAGTGGTTTAGAAAAGATGGAAACGGCTGCAGGTACTACGGTCAATGGAGGGATTTTCACCGCCTAAGACTTTATGCCCGTGGAGAGCAATCCGTGGCAAAATATAAAAATGAATTAGCCATAGACGGTGACTTATCTTATCTTAATTTAGATTGGACACCCGTTCCTATTATACCAAAGTTTGTTGACATTGTAGTCAACGGAATGTCTGATAGACTTTTTAAAGTAAAAGCATATGCACAAGATGCAATGTCTCAAGAAAAAAGAAGTGCTTATCAGGATATGATTGAGGGACAAATGGTTGCTAAACCAATCCTTGAGACTATTATGCAGAAAACGGGCGCAAATCCGTTTGTCACCGAACCGGATGAATTACCAAATTCAGATGAAGAGTTGGCATTGTATATGGAAATGAACTACAAACCTGCTATTGAAATTGCAGAAGAAACTGCTATCAATACTATTTTTGATGCCAATCATTATGATGACATTAGGAAACAACTTGATTACGACCAAACCGTTCTTGGAGTTGCGATGGCTAAACACGAATTCCTAAAGGGGGATGGTGTTAGGTTATCATATGTAGACCCCGCTAACGTGGTCTATAGTTATACAGAAGACCCTTATTTTAAAGATTGTTTTTATTGGGGAGAAATCAAAACTGTATCAATTACAGAATTAAAAAAGATTGACCCAACATTAACCAATACTGACTTAGAAGAAATATCTAAGTATGGTCAAGGTTGGTACGACTACTTTAATGTAGCGCAGATGCAACAGAATGATATATTCTATAGAGACTCTGCTACAATATTGTATTTCAACTACAAGACTACAAAAAATATTGTATATAAGAAAAAGGTAAAAGATAACGGTAATGTCAGTATGGTTGAAAAGGATGACTCCTTTAATCCGCCTGATGATATGATGCAAGAAGGGAACTTTGAAAAGGTTTCTAAAACTATTGATGTTTGGTATGAAGGAGTAATGGTTATGGGGACCAACATCATATTGAAATGGGAGATGGCAAAGAATATGGTAAGACCAAAGTCTGCTACACAACACGCTATCCCCAATTATGTTGCGTGTGCCCCAAGAATGTATAAGGGTACAATTGAATCATTGACTCGAAGGATGATTCCTTTTGCTGATTTGATTCAAATTACTCACCTTAAACTACAACAAGTTATTTCTCGCGTAGTGCCTGATGGTGTCTTTATTGATGCTGACGGTTTAAATGAGGTTGACCTTGGAACAGGCAATGCGTATAATCCTGAAGATGCTTTAAGATTATACTTCCAAACAGGTAGTGTTATTGGTAGAAGTTTTACTCAAGACGGGGACTATAACAACGCACGAGTGCCTATTACTCAGTTAACCGCTAACTCAGGCTCTGCTAAGACACAGATGCTTTTAACTAATTACAACCATTACCTAAATCAAATTAGACAGGTAACAGGTCTTAATGAAGCAAGAGATGCAAGTATGCCTGACCCTAACTCTTTAGTTGGTCTTCAAAAATTAGCGGCACTAAATTCAAATACCGCTACCCGACATATTCTTGACGCAAGTCTTTATATGTACAGGTCAATGGCAGAGGCTTTAACTTATAGAGTAGGAGATATTCTTGAATATGCAGACTTTAAAGAAGAGTTTATAAACCAAATCGGCAAATACAATATTAATATCTTAAACAGTATTAACGATTTGTATATATATGATTTTGGTATTTTTATTGAAGTCGCTCCGGATGAAGAACAAAAAGCAATGCTTGAACAAAACATTCAAATGGCATTGTCAAAAGGTGGTATAGATTTAGAAGACGCTATTGACATTAGAGAGATTAGGAATATTAAACTTGCTAATCAATTACTAAAAGCAAAACGTAAGTCTAAACAAGTAAGAGAAGAGAAAATGGCAATGCAGCAGCAGGCAATGCAGCAGCAAGGTCAAATGCAGTCTCAACAAATGGCTGCAGAAGCATCTATGCAAAAAGAGCAGCAAATACTTCAAGGCAAAATGCAACTCAAACAGGCGGAGATTTCTTTTGAAATTGAAAAAATGAAACAAGAGGCTATGCTTAAACAACAGTTAATGCAGACTGAATTCCAAATGCAGATGCAATTAAAAGGGGTTGAAGTGCAAGGACTGCAGGAAAGAGAAGGTAAAAGAGAAACTGCTAAGTCTGACAGAATTAGTCAACAAAACTCAGAACAGTCTAAGTTAATCAATCAAAGAAAGAATAACTTACCTCCTATGACTTTTGAATCTAATGAAGACAGTTTAGATGGGTTTGACTTTGCTGAATTTAATCCGAGATAAAGGGTCTATTATATAATTAATTTTTGACTAACTTTGTAATATAAATCAAATCTAATATGGAATTTAAAGTAAAAGAAGTAGGTGTAATCGAAGCAAAGTCTGTTCAGCAAGTTGAACAAGACCTTCTTAGCAAACACGCAGAGCAACAAAATGAATCTGTAAACCTACAAGTTAAAGAAGAAGAGCAAAATATTAACCTACAAGTTGATAGAACTCAAGCCTCAGAGTTAAGTGAGGAAGACGTTCTTGCATATATAGGAAATAAATACGGTAAGCAGATTAACTCTCTTGAAGAGTTTACCCGAGAAAGGGAAGAGGCCGAGCCTCTACCTGAAGATGTCGCTGCTTACTTTAGGTATAAAAAAGAAACGGGGCGTGGAATTGAGGACTTTGTAAAAATAAATAGAGACCTTGATGATGTCAACCCTGATAAGTTACTTCGTGATTATCTAACTGCTACCGAGAAAGGTCTTGATGCAGAGGATATTGATTCGATGATGGAAGATTATTCATATGATGAAGAATTAGATGATGAGTCTACCATTAAGAAAGCGAGGTTGGCTAAAAAGAAAATAATTGCCAAAGCAAAGGATTATTTTGAGTCTGAAAAAGAAAAATATAGAGTCCCTGTCGAGTCGATGGGTACATCTCTTTCTCAGGAAGATTCAAAAGGATTAGATGAGTATAGGCAATATGTTGAAGAGTCCAAGACTTTAGGAGAAGCCTACCAAAAAAGGGACCAATGGTTTAAAGACAAGACAAGTGAAGTTTTCGGTAGTGAGTTCAAAGGTTTTGAGTTTGCGTTAAACGAAGGCAAAAATGTTGTGTATGTCCCCGGAGATGGCGCAGAGTTGAAGAAAATTCATCTTGACCCAAATAATTTCACAAAGAAATTCTTGAGTGATGATGGACTTTTAACTGACCCTGTTGGTTATCACAAAGCATTGGCAGTCGCAATGAATCCTGAAAAGTTTGCTAAGTTCTTTTATGAGCAAGGCAAATCAGAAGCAGTTGATGATGTAATGCGTAAGACAAAGAATATTGATATGTCTACACGTAGCATCCCTCAAGTTACTACTGCAGGAGGAACAACGATTAGAGCAGTATCCCAAGACACAGGTCGGGGGCTACGAATTAAAAGTAAAAAATAATTTATAAAAAAACTAAAAAATGGCAGTACAAGCAGTACCGGGATTTAACTTGCAGCCGAGCGCGCAACAAGTCCCATTAAAAACAAATTACATAACCAACTTCGATTTCTTGAATCAGTATCTTCCTGATACCTATGAAAAGGAATTTGAGCGTTACGGTAATAGAACAGTCGCATCTTTCCTACGTATGGTAGGAGCAGAGATGCCTTCTAATTCTGACCTTATCAAATGGGCAGAGCAGGGTCGTCTTCATACTAAGTATGTTGATTGTACTACATCTGTTCTTGCTAACTCTGATACGGCAGTATTCACAGTTAACGATGTATTGAATCCTGCGTTTGTAAACGCGGATTCAGGTTCTATCGCTATCCGTGTTGGACAAACAGTTATGTTTACCGCTAATGCAGGTGGAGCAAACTACAAAGCAATCGTTACTGCAGTTGATACTGCACTTAAAACTTTTGATGTAGCGTTCTACAATGCATTAGGTATCACTAACGCAGCAGCAGCAGACAAATGGACAGTATTCATTTACGGTTCTGAGTTCAAAAAAGGAACTAACGGAATGCAAGGTTCTTTAGAGGCTGATGACGAAATCTTTGAGAATTCGCCAATCATCATCAAAGACAAGTATTCAGTATCAGGTTCTGATATGGCTCAAATTGGTTGGGTTGAAGTAACTACTGAAAACGGAGCAAACGGATATCTTTGGTATTTGAAGTCTGAGCACGAAACAAGATTACGTTTTGACGATTATCTTGAGACTGCAATGATTGAAGCAGTTCCTGCAGAAGCACTTTCAGGTGCAGCAGCAGCAGCCGGAGACGTTGGTAACAAAGGTTCACAAGGTGTATTCTACGTTGTTAACTTACGTGGTAACGTATGGGGCGGTGGTTACCCAACTACTCTTGCTGACTTTGATACTATCGTATCTCGTTTGGATAAGCAAGGTTCTATTGAAGAGAACGTAATCTTTGTTGACAGAAACTTCAGTTTCTCTATTGACGATATGTTGGCTGCACAAAACTCTTATGGAGCAGGTGGGTCTTCTTATGGTCTTTTTGAAAACGACAAAGAGATGGCTCTTAATTTAGGTTTCACCGGATTCCGTAGAGGTTATGATTTCTACAAATCTGATTGGAAGTACTTGAATGACCCAACAATGCGTGGAGGTCTTCCTGCATCAGCGGGTTCAGGTAAAGTAAGCGGTTTGTTGGTTCCTGCGGGTTCTACTACTGTGTATGACCAAATCCTTGGTAAGAACGCAAAGCGTCCTTTCCTACACGTGCGTTACCGTGCTTCAGAAACTGAAGACAGACGTTACAAGACTTGGATTACAGGTTCTGCCGGTGGTGCTGAAAATTCTGACCTTGATGCAATGGAAGTTAACTTCCTTTCTGAAAGAGCAGTATGTACTTTAGGTGCTAACAACTTCTTCTTGTTCTCTAACTAAGAGGAATAAATATTGGGGGTGTGTCTTTAAAGACACACTCCCTTTTTTTAAAATTTTAACTTTAATCTTAAATTATATCTAATGAACAACAAACTAAATGTATTAACCGATAAGGTGTACAAACTAACAAAAGCAGCGGCTCCTTTATCTTTTATGTTGCCGACAAGACACACCGCACAATTCCCTCTTTTATATTTTGATGAAGAGCAAGGGACTAATCGTGCGCTACGCTACGCAAGAAATCAAAAAACTCCTTTTGAGGATGAGCAAGATGGGAATGCGATTTTAGAACCAATCATTTTTGAAGATGGGTTTTTAAGCGTTTTAAGAAACAATCCTGTTCTACAACAATTTCTCTATTACCACCCTTTAAATGGGATTGGTTTTGAAGAGGTTAACGAAGAACGTGATGCTACCGCTGAAGTAGAAAGACTTAACGCTGAGGTTGACGCTTTAATTGCTGCAAAGGAAATGAATGTTGACCAAATAGAAATGGTATCAAGAGTTCTATTTAATAGAGACGTAACAAAAGTTTCTACATCAGAACTTCGTAGAGATATCTTTGTTTATGCAAAGTCATATCCATCAACTTTTCTCGATATAGTTAATGACCCTTCTTTAAAGTTGCAGGCCAATATTTCATTGATGTTTGAAAAGGGACATTTAGCCTTTAGAAAAAACCAAAAAGAAGTGTGGTTTAATACCAATACCAATAAAACTAAAATGTTGAATATTCCCTATGGCGAAGACCCTATGATGATAGTGTCATCGTTTCTTCAGTCAGATGATGGAATTGAGAACTATAAACTACTTGAAAAACTACTATAATTCAAATGGTATGCTTTAATAATGAGACCTCTTCCAAAAAAGAAGAGGTCTTTTTTTTTTGTTATCTTTGTAAAAAGGTTCATAGATGATTAACTCAGTAAGAAATACAGTTCTGTCTGTACTGAACAAGAATAATTACGGATACGTTTCGCCTTCTGATTTCAATTTATTTGCAAAGCAGGCGCAGTTAGATTTATTCGAGACATATTTTTATCAGTACAACTATCAGATAAATAAAGAAAATGCACGGCAGTCAGGGACGGGGTATGCCGATATAACAAAGGGATTAGAAGAACTCATTGAAGTGTTTTCTGTATACAATCCCCTTACGCTTACTAATACTCCTCCAACTAATTTCAATGTGTATTCATTGCCGTCTCAAACAACAACAGGAGATGACTATTATCTTTTAAATAAAGTTCTTATACACACAGATTTAGTTGTATCAGGCACTACCACCGCTACAGTTGGAGGTGGTAATAAAATAATAGATTCTAATGCTACATTCATAACTAACGGGATACTACCGGGTTATGTGGTGGGATTTGTTAGTGGTGGGATTACTCAATATGTTACAGTATTAACAGTAGAAACAGAAACCACTATACTAACAACACAAAGCACTGTAACCGCAAACCCTTGGAATGCAATAGGTATTGATTATAATATCTACAAAGAAAACCAAGAAGAAGCAGAGAAGGTGACGCATAGCAAGATTACTATGTTAAACAACTCTATTTTAACAAAGCCTACACTCACATTCCCCGCGTATAGTCAGCAGGACAATACTATGTTTGCGTTTCCAAAAACTATAACTAATATTGGACAAGTGGCAGCACAGTATATTAGATATCCTTTAGACCCTAAATGGACATTTATTACCTTGGTAAGTGGAGAGCCTTCATTTGACCAATCACAACCTGATTATCAAGATTTTGAGTTACCACTTGATTGTGAACCGGACTTGATAAATAAGATACTTCAATATGCAGGTATGTCTATCCGTGAGGTAAGCGCAGTTCAATTTGCACAAGGACTTGAACAATTAGATAACCAATCAGAACAATAACATACGATGGCATATATTTCACAATATCAGTATTACGAAAACGGGGGGGTTGCTCCTGAAGATTCTAATTGGGGGTCTTATCAATATGTATCCCTATACGACATAGTCAACAATTTTATGTTGATGTATGCAGGAAACCATAGTTTAATAAACAACGAGGAAAGGTTTAAGATTCTATTTCACGCTAAACGCGCTATTCAAGAACTAAACTACGATGCTTTTAAAGAAATTAAAATATTAGAGTTGAGTGTAGATGACCAACTTAGATATATCTTACCTTCTGACTATGTCAATTGGGTAAGAATCTCAGTGGAAAGACAAGGCATCTTATACCCTCTTAGTGAGAATATCCAAACCAATTGGTCTTCAGCGTATCTGCAAGATAATACAGGTAAGATTTTGTTTGACCAAGATGGAAATGCTCTTTCTCCACAATTTTCAGAATTAGATTATGGAAGGATTTTTTCTATTCAACCTACTATTTATTTAAACTCACAATCTCCTTTCAATGGGTATAATGGGTATAATGATGGGGGGAATTGGTATTTTGAAAAAGGCATAGGAGCAAGATTCGGTTTAAATACAGAGACCGCCAATGCTAATCCTACTTTTAGTATAAACTCTAAAGGGGGTGTTATCAATTTTAGTTCAGGTATTCAGAATGAATTAGTTGTTCTTGAGTATGTTTCTGACGGGATGGAAAACGGCAACGATAGTACAGTCACAGTGAATAAAATGTTTGAGGATTATGTATATGCGGCCATCGAGTTTGCTATTCTAAATTCTAAATTTGGAGTTCAAGAGTATGTTATCAATAGAGCAAGAAAAAGAAGAAGTGCTTTATTGAGAAATGCAAAAATAAGAATAAGTAATATTCATCCCGGTAGATTGTTAATGAATCTAAGAGGAAAAGATAAGTGGCTAAAATAATATGGCAAACCTTACAAGAAATTTTATAGCAGGTAAAATGAACAAGACCGTTGATGAACGGCTTGTTCCAAACGGAGAGTATGTTAATGCTCTTAATATTCGTATGGGGTCTACCGAGGGTTCAGAGGTGGGCGTTATGGAAAACGCAAAAGGAAACATCGGGCTAACTACTCTTTCGTATAATGGCACGGCCCTTAGTAATAAAGCAAGGTGTATAGGTGCTTTTGAAGACGGGTCTGAAGAAACTCTTTATTGGTTTGTTCACGATGAGAATTATCCTTCATCCCCTACATCTAAAATAGATTTAGTTGTTTCGTTTAATACCAACACAAATACTCTTGTTTATCATTTAATTAGCATCAGAGAGGGGATTACCAATAGCACTACATTAAATTTTGACAACGATTATTTAATTACGGGAATTTCAAAAGTAGAAGATTTGTTGTTTTGGACTGATAACCTTAATCAGCCAAGACAGATTAATGTAAAAAGAAACTATTCAAATCCTGTCGCGGGCGTGGACGGCTTTAGTGCTGAGTCTATCCTTGTAATTAAACAACCACCATTACAAGCCCCAAGTGTTGTCCCAACTGTTACAAGTTCTCAAGATAAATTTTTAGAAGAAAGATTTATATGTTTTGCATACAGATATAGATATGAAGATGGGGAGTATTCAGCAACTTCACAATGGAGCAAACCCGCTTTTTTACCCGGAAGTTTTAGATATGATTTTAGTACTGCTCTAAACTCAGGTATGAATGGTATTGCTAATATGGCAATTGTCACCTATAATTCAGGAGGGCCACTCGTGAAATCTGTTGAGTTGTTGTTTAAGGAAATGGAATTTCCTACAATAAGAGTTATTGAAAAAATAAACAAAGCCACAGAAGGTCTTGCGGATAACACAAATTATACGTTTGAATTTCAGAACAGTCAAATCTTTACTATCCTCGGAAACTCAGAAATATTAAGACTATACGACAACGTACCACGTCTTGCTAAAGCCCAAACTATGATGGGGAATAGGCTTATGTATGGTAACTATGTTGATGGTTATGATATGGTTGATGTTGGCAATAGCCCTGTTCGATTAGAGTATTTAACAAATACTATTTCAAGCGACATTGGTTCTGTTGATTTAGAATATCAATTAGAAAATGGAACATATAGCATTAACGGAAGTAATATCATTTCTGAAGCCGTTGCTTATGTAGATTTTAATGGAGTGGATTTGGTTGCAGGAGGTATAATTACTGTTGACTTGAGATATGGCTTTGTAGAGTATACAGGACAAGCACCTTTCCCTACAGATGAACAAGTATCAACTACTATATCGTTTACGTATGTTTTACAACAACCGTTTAGTAGTGTTTATGCTTTATCTATTGATACTGACTTTTTAGAAAAAGTAGGTACGGCACTACCTAATCCTCCGGGAACAATTAAAACTGTTGCACTCGCTTGTGACGGAACTACATTTACAGATGCCTTTAACTGTTCTGTAGAGCAGACACTTGAGGCTCCCGGCAACATTACCCTTTACAAGTATGAGAGTGGTATTTCTGCCCCGGGGCAACCTATAAATATTATCTCATCACCTGCGTCAACTAAGATTGGGTTTCAAATGCCCGCAATGAAATATGTTGACGACCCTCTTTTTGCAAACATCACACAAACTGTATACGCTTATTACGACATAGAGGGGGCAGATGCCACTTATGCGGAGATTGGCAACCCATCAAGTTTACATAGCAATAGAGGTTATGAGGTTGGTATTGTTTATATGGATGAGTTTAATAGGGCCACTACTGCTTTAGTTAGTGATAACAATTCTGTTCACATCCCTTGTGCATCGTCAGAACTCCAAAACAAAATTCAAGTCACTATTCCAACGGGGCAACGCGCACCGTTTTGGGCAAAAAGATATAAGTTCTGCATAAAGGCAGATGAAGATACTTATGAAACTGTTTATTCAAGTTTCTTTTTTAGAGAAGCCGCTTCGGGGGCGGATTGGTTTCTACTTGACGGACAAAACTCACAGAAGGTTGAAATTGGAGATGAGTTAATTGTAAAGACAGATACTACAGGACCTATGAATAGTTGTGTATACACAACTGTATTGGACAAGGTAGCGCAACAAGCAGATTGGTTAGACCCTGCGCCTGTAGATTCTGCCGGAAACGATTTAGCCGTTCCGGGAGGTGTATATATGAAGTTAAGGGCTAATAACTTTAGCACCACATCAGACATAGGAGACGGACTTCCCAATACTTTAACTTCGGGGGAAAAGACAAATAATTCAAAGAAAAGCAGTTCTCAATGCGCCCCTATATGGTATCAGGTAAATGTACCGGACCCCAATACTGCCGGGGCTTATGTAGACTTGAAAATCCCTGCGGGGTCAAGAATACTAATTAAGTATGAGAGTTATAGGATTGGGCGTAGTTGTAGTTTAGAGAAAAGACTTTATAGATATGAAAACGATTTCACTTCCTCTCAAGACTACGATAGTTTTTACGAGTGGTTTATTGGCGATAATGTAGAAGGCACACTAAACGCAGATTTTGTAACAAGAGAAGCAGAGTGTGCTCAGAGTGCTCCGGAGGCTACGTTTTATCCATCGATACTTACAGTAGGGGCCCCGCCTTGTAACCTTGATGTTGCGTGGCAGTTTCAGCAATTCAACGCTACGTCTCAAATGTATCTTGTCTTTAGCGGGATTCAAGGGTATTCAGGAAGAAGAGCAAGAACAAACAATAAGGCAGAGATTGTTATTCAACGTAGTAATAGTCTTGTTGTTTTTGAAACAAAACCTATTGACTCTGCTCCTAATTTATGGTATGAGTCTTCAGAGGTATTTAATATTAATGCAAACGGAGAGCACCAAGGGAACACTCAAAATCAAGTTTTTATTTCTAATACCCCTGCGTTAGTACTTACTGATTTTTATAATTGTTACGCTTTTGGAAATGGTGTAGAAAGTTATAAAATAGAAGATGCTATAACAGGTAAGAAATTAGAACTTGGAAACAGGGCTTTAATTACTACTACGACTGAGTTTGAAGAAACCCGTAGATTTTCTGATATTACATATAGCGGTGTTTACAATGAAGAGTCTAACACAAATAAACTTAATGAGTTTAACCTTGGACTACTAAATTTCAAATCTCTTGAGCAATCATTTGGTCCTATTAATAAATTATTTTCAAGAGAACGAGACATACTTACCTTGCAAGAAGATAGAATATCATACGTTCAAACAGATATAAATCTATTGTCAGATGCAGGAGGCGGGCAAGGAGTTGTTGTGTCTATACCAAAAGTATTAGGAAGTCAAGTTGCTCGTGCTGAAAAGTATGGCATCTCAAACAACCCTGAGAGTTTCGTTCAATGGGGGCCGGACAAATACTTCACGGACGCAAAGAGAGGCTCTGTAATCAACTTAAAAGGGGCTGAGTCAGAGCAATTGGTTGCGGTTTCAATGATGGGTATGAGAACTTGGTTTAGAGACCTTTTCAATACGTCATTCAACACGCAAAAACTTGGAGGGTTTGACCCTTATATGAACGAATATGTGTTGTCTTCAAATGAGATTTCACTACCTGTACCAATTGTTTGTGAAAACTGTGGTATAACGACCTCTATTCAGGTTGTTTCAGGGGTTAATTATTCTACTTGCTATGACCTTGGGGAATTAGTTGGTGATGTGCACGTTGATTATACAGTGACTTCCATAGTCGGGACCTTTACTATAGGTGCGGTATACAATGGCAATTCAACAGTAGTTGGTCCAACAAGTACAAGTGGAAGATTGACCTTTAATAAGTTTGCGGTAAATATAGATACGGCACAAATTTCTATATCCGCTACAGATACTGTGTCTATAGAATTAACCGTTAATTGTCCTGAAGCAGATTCTATCACAATATTTTTAATAACTGTGACAAGTAATAATGAAGAGGGTCTATTTACAACAAACCAATACAGATGGAATGATGGGACATTTTTATCTCCACTACATACTCAAAGAGTTGAGTTTTTAGGAGGGACAAGCAGTCCCCTTGTTAGTCAGTATTCAAGCATAACGGGGCTGCAAGGTGGTGGTGTTATACCATCTAACAATGCGACAGTTTCAATGTTTAATAATACAATTAGTCCTGATGATTTTTCTTTTGATATTAATGCAGATGATTTTAAATATCTTAGAACAAACACACTATATCAAAATACACCCACGGACATTCAGGCGTTATTAGCGACAGTGACTACGGCTATACCGATAATTCCCCCAACAAATGGGAACACTGCTTTCTTTTCGCAATTTCAAATGCCAACAACAGGAGCGTATTTATACTTGGTATGGGATTATAGGAATTCAACTCCTCTTGAGTTGTGCTACGATGCGACAAGCGCACTAACTGCGTGTTGTGCGTGTGAAGGCGGTGGCGGTAGTGGTCCTGCGGCTACCTATGTAGTGCGTGATTGCTATTCGGGATTTGATTATATCGCAGAGAAAGGTGCTTTAAGTCTAAATATAGGAGATGTAATACAATATAGAGTAGGTTTAAATGGAGGCGCAGGGGCTACATTATGTGGTACTATACAAAGCGTGGGGGCAACAACACCGACTGCAAGCATTCAGAGTGGCACCACTTATGCGTGTGATGATGAGGTGAATTGTCCGGTATGTTTATCGTATCAGGTATCTACTTACAGTAATTCAGGCATACCGTACACTTATATTGACTGTGAGGGTCAATCTGCAGGGGGAGTAATTGGAGGAGCAAATGGATACGACTCAGATGTGTTCTGTGCTCAAGCGGGAACAGTTAATGCAGGCGGATTAACATTATATCAATATGGTCCTTGTACTTAATAAAATAAAATAAAAAATGCCAACAACATATTATACAGACGGGAGTACTTTATTAAATTCTACATCAATATTCATAGATGCGGGGCTGACAACGTGTGCAGATGACGGATTCTATTCAGACGGCACAAACTCAAGAGAGCAGGTCAACTGCGTATTACTGCCATCACAGGTATGTGGAACGTGTGCCGTGGCTTGTGGAGACCCTATTTCAGCAGGCGGTAGCCAAGGGATTTACTTGGTTAGTTTAGACTTAGGCTCTGATACAGGTGCAGTTATAATTACATTTAACCCTGCAAGCATCCCTGATGGTATTAGAGTTACTTATAATAGCGGAACTTATAATAAACTAAGTAGTCCTGTTGATGGATATCACGCAAGTACAAATGCAAATAACTATACTTTTGTAGGGAGCGCGGGTAGTGACTGCGGGATTTCAGGAACTACTTATCCTGCACTAACGGAGTTTGATTATAACGGAAGTTCTTTTGTTGCAACAGGGAATACTCAGTCTGTTACAGTTGCTGCCGGTGATGTGTCATTAGGAGTGGCTCCCGGAAACTGTGTTATGGTTGTACCAAAAATATCTGCCACCCCTACACTTTTACAGGTGGCAGTGGTGGGGCCTTGTGGCTCTACGGCTTGGACTATAGATGTGCAATGTGCTGAACTTCTAACATCATATTCTTCAGGAGCATCTTCTTGGGGCAACGTAAATGACGCTTGTTCTGATGTTTTAGTGGCTTCGTATTATAATGCCCCGGTGACGGGAACCGCAGGGAGCCCCGGTATACACGACTTTGTATTTTTAGACGCATATGGAGAGCAAGCCTTAGCCAATGGGTGGTATAAATTTACAGGTGGAGTGATGAATGTTTTAAACGGAGTAGTTATAGAAACAGGTGCTTGCCCATAAATAAATATAATGTGTCTTTAAAGACACAATAACACATAAATACATATGCCTAATTACACATTAACATACGATGAAGGAGTACAAGGATGGCCGTCCTTTTACTCATATGCCCCTGATTTTATGATTGGGATGAACAACTATTTTTATACATTTAAAAACGGCAATCTTTATCGTCATAATGTAAACGCTACAAGGAATAATTTTTATGGGACTCAGTATACCTCTAAAATCCAAAGTGTATTTAATGATTTACCATTAGAAAATAAATTATTTAAAACATTAAATTTAGAGGGTGATGATTCGTGGGAAGCGTATATGAGGACAGATATACAAGACTCAGGATATATTGACGATGCTTGGTTTGAAAAAAAGGAGGGGGCTTGGTTTGCATTTGTTCGCAATTTGGGAACTGTTCCTGCAAATATCTCTGAGTATGCATTGCGTTCTTTGAATGGTATTGGCAGAAGTTCTGTAGTTGTAATTGGTGCAGGCACCGCAACGATTGATTTCCCTTTGACGGTTCAAATCGGCAACATCCTAAGCATAGGGGATATGTTTTATTTTGGACTACCACCAAATTACAATAGCCCACAACTTGCAGGTCAAGTTACTCAGGTAAATATTAATCTACGTGCGGGAATAAATCAAGTTGTGATAAATACAGTTGGTGCAACCTTCATTCCTACTGTTACACCGCCACCTGTTACTGTCCCTATTCCCATCCAAGATGCTTATTTTCTTTATATAAAAAATGCAGTGGCAGAATCGCACGGAGTGTTAGGACATTATTGTATTTTTGATATAGAGAACGGCAATACGGCCAAAACAGAACTGTTTGCGGTTGAGTCAGAAGTTATGAAATCATTCCCATAAAAATATTATCTTTGTTATTATGGTTGAAAGTGAGTATCCTATTCAGGTTTTAAGTAGTATTCCACAAGGAACAGGGATGTTATGGGAAAAAATTAAAAACTTTCAAGAACAAATAAATTCTCTTGATGAGTCTTTGACGCATAAAGCAGGGGAAAAACAAAGTAAAGAGTTACAAGAAGTATACCCTTTAAAGCAACATATTGACAATGGTATGTATACAAGAGAAATATTTATGCCTGCGGGACATTTAGTAATCTCAATGATACATAAGCAAAACCATCCTTCATTTTTACTTAGAGGAAAGGTATCGTATTTAACTGACGAGGGAGTGGTTGAAACAATAACTGCCCCTCACGTAATTAAAACAAAAGAAGGAGCGCAAAGAGTTTTATATATACACGAAGACACTGATTGGTGTTGTGTGTATAGGACTGACAAAGAGACATTTGAAGAGGCAGAGGCAGATGTATATGCAGATACTTATCACGACTTGCCTAATTATATTATAGAAAAGAAAAAATTATTATGGCAGGATTAGCAACAGGATTGGCAATTGCAGGTTTAGCAATCAGTGCAGGTACGACTGCAACTTCGTTTATACAAGCGGGGAAACAAAGGAGACTTCAAGAGGGTTATGAAGCAGATGCTGACAAGGCTCTTGCTGAGGCGCGTAGAGCATTGCAGGTAAACTATGCTAAACAGATGTCCATCAAAAAAGAACCATATAACCAAGAAAGGTTGGCTATGCTTAGTCAGGGTCAGCAAGTTATTGACGCTGCTTCGGATAGCGATAGGGGTGCTGCATCAGCGGCAGGTCAAGTCTTAATGGGGCAACAATCAAGTCAGGCAGATATCACAAACCGTCAGTCGGATGAACTTATTAACATTGAAAACGCCATCTTAGAAGAAGAGTCAAGACTTCGTGATATCAATGTAGACTTGGATATGCAAGAGGTTGAAGGTGCGCAGCAGGCAGCAGCAGATGCTCGTATTGCGGCAGCGGATGCAACGCAGGCAGGCATTCAGGGCATTGGGCAAACGGCACAAGCAGGGTTAGCAATGGTCCCTCTTTATCAACAAAATATGCAATCACAAAAAGCCGCACTTTCAGGTATGAGTTTAGACTCTGCTGAGTTTCAAAAATTTGGTAATGTATTAGGAAAAGACGGAGGTGCAAGTAAATCTATGGGTGCTGCCGGTTCAGAGGGCTTCACCAATCTTGACTTTGATGCAATTGGAGCAATGAATAATTCACAGTACAGACAATTTAAAAGAGAACTAACGCCTGCACAAAAGCAGATGTTATACTTCAACAAACAATATACGGACGCTTATGCTAATCCATTCAATCCACTTGTAAAATAATATGGCTACTAAAATAGGTTACGTAAGGAGAGACCCCTCTGAAAGTATAAATTGGGCTGAGGTTGGTGCTAACTTCTCGGGGATGCTTCAAGAGGAAGTTCGTGTCCGTGAAGAAAAGAAAGCAGAGATAGATAGGGCTACCCGTGAAATGGAGAATGTTCTTAAAAATTCCCCTATGGGAGATTCTAAGAATATGAACGAGTGGTCATTAGATTTTGCTTCTGATGCTCAGAGTCAGTTGTTGATGACTAATGCCCTTTTAAAAAGCGGTCAGTTAAAACCAAGAGACTATACTGTTATCCGTCAGAATTTAGCAGACGGTACAGACCAAGCGTTTACGTTGCAACAAGAATATCAAAATGAATTTGCTGAGAAGATGGCTCGCGCTAAAGCAAAGCCCGGGAGCACTATTGGTCCTGATGGTAAGCCGATTGTTGGTGCTCAAGCATTAGAAACTTTTCTTATGGGGACTGCTGAAGGCTTTGGTAATTTCACTAAATCTAAACTTATGATTAGCCCGACAACAGGGAAAGTAATGGTAGGATTTATGGGGGCTAATGGAGAGATAGAGAAAGACCCAAGTAAATTAGTTGGTATCAATAACTTACGCAATAGAATTAAAGGGAAGATTGATGCCTATGATATGGACGCTTCAATTGCAGATGCGAAGGCAGGTGCGTTTGGTGCGTTTTCAGTTGTAAGTAATGATTTAGGCGGCCTATATCAAAAGGGTACGCAGATGACGGCTAATGGCCCGCAACTTAGAAATGCGTCAGGTCTTCAAGAGTTGGTTAAGCAAGGCATTATGACGGCTGAAGAGGCTAAGTTACTTAGTGACATACAGACCACAGAAGACTCTTGGGCTGAAAGCCAACTATCAAACCCTTATAATGTATCTTCTTTACTTACAAATAACTTAGGAGGCTACGCCCCTAACGGAGTGGCTTATACGTTTACGGACAACCCTGATTTAGAGGATGAGAACACTATTTTGCTTACGCAAATTGACGGTCAAATGGTGCCTAACTTTGATTCAGGCCAAGGGTACGAACACTACGAGAATGCTAAGAAAGGACTCATTAACAGAATGCGTGGTGCTTTAGATATTGAAGTTAAAGGCCAAGTAGTAGGAGGTAATACTCCTCCCGCACCACCTGACCCCGGAAGAGGAGATAGGCTAAAAGCACAACAAAGTTTTATGGGTAATGTGGCCAAACTTTATTATGGTACACCCCAAGAAATAGACGAAGCGGGTGCTTGGTTAAGAAGTCAGAACGCGGATATCGCCTCTATAGACAGGGCGGGAACTGATGTTATTGTTGTTTATGCAGATGGTCACGAAGAAGTTCTTAAATTTGCAAATGATACAGGCACTCTTAGTCAAGAACAATGGGTTAAAGGGAATGCAAACTTCTTTCTTCCTGTAGCAAACAAGATTACAGACATAGATAAAACGTGGGCATCAAGTGGGGCAGACCCAAGTAAGGGATTAAACACAACCTATAGTAAGGAGTACTCAGGAACAATTTCTCAGACAGAGGGTGTTGATGAGGCTTTCACAAGAATACTTACTGAGAAGAAAGGATTTGCCCCAAGTGTTCTTGTGGCTGACGATGAGTCTAAAACAAAAACAAATTTACAGGCAGTGCTGAGAGGTGTTCCCGCGAGTTCAAATTGGACCGTAAACGAAGCAGCACCGGGTTATGATGTTGTAGAGATTTTCGATGATAAACAACAATTAGTTATGAAAATTGACCTTGGCGGTATGACTGCGGAGGGCCAAGCAAACATAATGAAGCAACTGAAAAACACTATTGCTGCTGCTACAGACGCTGCGGGTAAAAGCCTACTGATTGGTAAAGACCAAAAAACAACGAGTAAACCTACCGGAAAATCATCAAGACAAAGAACAACTGCGGCAACTCCTCCAACAGGAGCCACAACACAGGCACCTCGATAATAAAACATTATGAACGAAGAATACTTAAATAGTTTATACACTTGGATTACCTCGCAAGACGAGACGTTTAAGGCGGGTCATACTCCCGAATCTTTTGCACAAAAGATGTCGGCAGACAAAGCGTATGCTGCAAAGATGTATGAGTGGATTGTGGGTATGGATGCTTCATTTAGTCAGGCCCTTCCTGTCGATGCATTTATGAAAAGAATATCATCAACAGGTGAGCCTGTAAAAAAAAAAGATGGTATGGTATCGTGGTTGGGAGATGGTTCATTGGAGCCTCAAGGGTTTGATAGACCTGTTGTGGCTCAGGACAATACGCGTGTTGCGTCTCGTCCGGTTATAGACCCAAGACAATTTGCTGAACAAAAAGCAGCCACAGAAGCCTACGAGAAACAAAGGCCCATTGATATGGCGGCCTTTGCAGAAGGTGAAGAAAAAAAGAAACAAGAAATTCGTGGTGTTGAAAAAGCACAACGCGAAGGTTTATGGCAAGACCCCACTTTTGCGGCAAAATTAAATCTTATAGATGCCAACCTTATAGGCCAAAACGATACAGAGGTATTACCTATTCTTAGAGAAAAGTTTGGGATGTATGGGTTTGTTTTTGAAGAGGGTGGCTTCCTTGGGTTTGGAGATAATATTATAGTAAAAAATAAAGACGGCAGTAAGTCAATGCAAATTGACCTTGATGCTTGGACAGATTCAGGAGAAATTGCAGAGTCAGAAAAACTCCGTGAGTTCATTAGAGTTAATGCAGATATTGCCGATGAAAGGTCTGTAGTTGACGATGAGATAAGTAAGGCAATGAGAGCCAAACAACTTCGGACTAATGGCAGAAGAAACGAAGACGGCACAGTGTCTACTGTTAAATTCCAATCCGCAAATATTGACGGAAAAGAAGTAGTATACCCTACATTATTCCCTTATGATGGGGAAGGTGCGTATGGCTCAGACCCTGATTGGTGGCAAGAGTTAGATGGGATGGAGGCTTACGAACTCGCTAAAAAAAGAGGCGAAGTATTTTCTTTTAAGAGTGAAGAAGAAGCGCAGAAATTTGCTGAAGGTTCTTGGAAAGACGTTAGTAATTTAGACGCGGAAGGGCAGATTTTCTATAAGCAGTTTGATAAAGATTACATCCAAGAAAAGAAAAGATACGATGAATATATAAGTGTCAGAGACAAAATCGACTTTATTGAAGACGCAAAGGATGGGTATTTAGACCCAAGCGGTAAAAAGAAATATCCTAACCTTTTTGTTAATGGTGTTCTTCGTGACGATTATGAAAAAGTATTACAAGATTTAAAGTATAAAGAAGACAAACTTTATGATATAGTAATGGATGACGATTCTCAAAGAGAACGTGAGGCGTGGGATTTACAACTATCTAAACGACAAATAGAACTTTCCAAAACTGCAGTAACACAAAACTATTTTGCAAAACAAAAGGCTGAACAAGTTGCCATTGATTCGTATAAGCAGTTTGGTGTTTCCCCTGCAGAGTTAATTAATCTACCATTAGAAGACCCAAGAAAACAACAACAAGCAAGTGCATTACTAAAAGACTATCTGTCTTTACAGTCAATACAACAAGATGCTGCTGATAAATATGAAATTGCAAACACTTACTATGACGCTAAAGCAAATAAAACTATTAGTAAAGAGTTCTCTGATAATTTAGCGGGTGTCGTGGATGAAATTTCTACAGGATGGAGCCGTGGCCTTGCGGCTGAGGTAATCCTTATGGCTACTCTTGGCATTGAGTACGATATGAACGACCCCGACCTAAAGAGAAAAGCAGCAGAGAAACTTGTTGAGTATTCAAATGCTGAAGGCGATACTCAGTCAAGAGCATTAGCGAGATATGCTCAAGCCACAGGGGGTAAAGAAGTTTGGGATGTAATTAAAAGTGACCCTGCGGAATTATTTGGGGCTTGGGCTTTTGGTAGTTTGGCACAACTATTACCTTATGGGATGAAGATTGTGCCGACTACAACTATAGCCGGAGTCGGAATTGGAGCCGGGATTGGAGCGACAGGATTTGCAACAGGGCCCGGGGGTGTAGTTACCACAGGGGCCGGTGCCGTTACAGGGGGGATGTATGGGTTCAGAACAGGAATGGGTTTGGCTTCTTTGGCTATGGAATATGGCAATGAAATGATTGATGCCATCACCACTCAAGGATATGACATCAGTGACCCTGAGTCTGTAGCCGCAGCGTTAGGGGATGAAAGTGTTTGGGACTTAGGTAGAGAGCGAGGCTTAAAGCGTGGTATTCCAATTGCGTTAGTTGATTTCGTATCAGCCGGAACAGTAGGTAAGTTGTTTAAAGTTGGTAGTGTTGCAACTAAAGGAGCAAGAATAGGCGCGGTTGCAGCAGAGCGTATGCTTGTTGACCCTGCGGCAGAAGCATTGGGAGAAACTCTTGCTCAAATTAATGTTGGAGATGAACTTGATTATAAAGAAATTATTGCCGAAGCAGGTGGGGGTATTGGAAACAACTCATCTTACGTTGCGATAAATATGTTAAAGAACGCAAGGGCTAAAACCAATCTTGGTATAGCAACAAATCTAATGAACTTAGATTTTATGTCTCGTGAAGTATCCTCTGATAAGAGTATTGCGGATTGGGCAAATAATATGCATAAACTCGGTAAAATTGACGCAGACCAAAACCAACGAATCCAAGAAAACGTAGGGCTAAGAGCAGAGGCTCGTAACCTTTTAGATGTTGGCGGGAATAGCAAGAAATATAGTGGAGCAGTAGAGTCTCGTGTTATGACTTTATTGGCTGCGAGAGAAGAGTTAAGTTCAACTCCAAATAGAAAATCTGTTTTCTCAAATAAAATATCTGAGATAAACGCGGAGTTGGAAGAGATTGCTACTACTAAAAAAGTACGTGGCAGAGACCAACAAACTCTGCTTGCGGGCACGGGTGTGTTGTCTGCAGAAGAACAATCAACAGGGACTGACATTAGACAGGCCCCTGCGCTATATCAAATTGGCAAGAAGAAAGTTACTAAAGAACAGTTCTTAGCGAGCCTTAAAAATATGTCAGTTGATGAACTGAAAAACTTTAATGGCAGAGTTGAGAATGATGAGGAGGTTCTTAATATGGTAATGGAAAAATTACTACCCTATCAAAAGACTCCAAGTGTCGAAACAACTCTTGATGAAACCGGGACACTTGTGGAAACACCGGTGGCTGAGGGGGTTGATTTAATTTCTGAAGAGGCATTAGAAGCAGGGGTTGTTGAGACTCCTGTAGACTTAACCCCGGAAGAAAGTCAAGCATTATTAAGCGAGGTCTCAGACCTTGAGACCGTATTGTCTCAACCTGAGGGAAGAGTGGACTTTAGATTAAAGAGTGAAGATGAAGTGGGTCCGGCTGCTGATGAAGTAGAAGCAGAAGTTAGAGCAATAAATGCTATGCCATCAGGTAATGTGTCTACTACTGTGTCTTCAAGGACACAAGGAGTAAAAATTGATGCAGTGGAATTAGGGAGCAGAACAACGAAGGCCCCAAAATCAATCTCCATAGATGTTACAAATGGCATCCCTTCTATATTCACAATCACAGACCAACTCACTACGGGAGATGTGGTAAACCCAAATACAGGAAATACAATAAGTAATCTAAAAGGTGGGGTTGGATATACTTTCATAGAAGATGCAGCGTGGGCTAATACTACTGAAAAAGAAGCGGGTACTATTATCACAAAAGCACTAAGTGTGTACGAAAATAATAAACCTTTATTTGAAAAATGGTGGGCGGCCAATCCTGAATACAAAGGGCTTGTCCCAATGAACGTAGTAAAGATGGGAGAGGGTTCACTTCTTTCTAACGAGGCTACGTTTAGAGTTCTCCAAGACAACTTAACTAAATTCCCTGAGCAAAATAAAGTAGAAGCATTAAATGTTTTAAAAGCAAGACTTCAAGATATTATTAATACAAGACTTAATGGTCTTGAAGGAAAGACTGATAATACAATAAAAAATTACAAGAAAGAAGCAGATGGCTTACAAGATATCTTAAATGTCCTTAACGAATCAAATGTAAAATCAATTGAAGATGTGATTTCTAAAGATGTTCTTGATAAGTTCAATCTTCCTACAAGAAGAATGTTAATAGAATCAATTGCATATGGGAGCCCCAATAGAGCCAACGAATCCAAAAAACCGGGACAACCAACCACACCTGTAGCAAAAGCATTACTTCAAGGTCAGCCAAAGGAAATGGCTTCACTACTCAACCTTGGTTCAATAACGGATTTAATTACTGAGCCGCAATTAAAAAATGTACCTCAGCGTAGTATTGTTTCTATTCAGGGAGTTGATGTATTGAATCCAAAGATTATAGAGACAACTCATCCAAACTATAAATACGGGGTGGCAGGAAGAAGCATAGGTGTTCTTAATGAGTCTGCTGCTATTCAAGACATCTATCCTGAAGCATATAACTCAGCACTAAAGGGCCTAACAAACGATGAGGCAAAAGGGAAAAAGTATACCGACAAGCAGGTTGAGGAAAGTAAAACAAAAAAAAATGTAGAGACTTTAGAAGAGGGTCAACTTAAACCATCGAGCATTGGTACTATATTAACTGAAACCCTTGGTGTCCAAAACGGGTTACCGGGGCTTGAGTTTGTGGGGGCAGTTGCTAATGGAGACATAAGTAATGCAACCAAACTAACAAATTTTTTAAATACTGCTTTCCCAAGTGTTGTTATATCGACAGACTCAGAGACATTTAATAATGTAATCAATTCAGAAGGGGTTCAGCAATACTTAAAAGGTGATGAGGTTATCTATGGTGTAACTACTAATGGAGATATCTATATTAATCCTGATGTGCACAGTAGTGAGTCTGCATTGTTTAATACAACGATTCACGAGATGGGTCACGTATGGACAGACTATCTTAAAACTACAGAGAAAGGTAAACAGATATATGCTAAAGGACTTGAACTTGCAAAGCAGACAGATGAGTATCAAAGACAATTAAAAAAGTTTAACGGTGATTCTATAAAAGCGGCTAATGAAACTTTAGCAGTTCTTATTGGAAACAAAGGCCAAACAATTGCAGATGCCTCTATACAAAGTAAGTTTGAAGAGTGGCTTCTTGGAATGTGGAAGTACATCAAGCAACAGTTTAAGATGTCTAAAGACTTGAGTGAGCAAGAAATTCAAGACCTTACTCTCGATGAATTTATTGGGACTGCCTTGGCGGATATCTTTAATGGGAAGGAAATTAAGATGACTGACGAACAGTTAAAGCAATTAAAAAATCCTGACGCTGCTTTTAGCAGGGGGCTATCTATGGATTCAATTGTTGCAAAAGGTCGGCAGAACGGTTTCTCGGATGCATCTATTAAGCAAGTTTTATTAGGGCGTGGATTTAAGGCCGCTGATATAACTGCAGCAATGAGCCCTGAATATATGCTTGACTTGTTTACTGTAATGCCTTACGAATTTGGGAACCTTGAAGGGGGTGTTGTAGAAGGAAGAACTTTATTTAATGAAGTGCGAAATGCTCTAAACAATTGGTCGGTGGCGGGGCCTCGAGGTGGTGTAGGAACGGTAAGAACAAAGACCTATGCAGACATTCGTCAGAAGGGAATGGAATTAATGAAGGCAAATGAAATATTTAAAAACCAACCCGAACAGACTCAGAAAGAAATTCTAAGCGCGTTTGATAAGTCTTTAGGCATTAGGGCAAACCCTAACGTACAAAGACAGATATCTGCCATTAGAAACGATTTAAAGCAGAGAAGGATTGGGGAAAATAATTTAAAATCTGCTCAGATTAGATTGAAGAATTTCATTCGTGCCAATCTACCTAAGTCAAATATATATTCTCAGGCTGATATTAATAAATTAGTATCATTAGTGTCCGGTACCAATGTTGCAAAGTTTGAAGCAAACACTGAAAAGGTTTTAAAAATTGTTGAGCAGCAGAGAGCGAAGATGAAAAAAGAAGTCGTTAAAAACATCTTTGATTTAGTTAGCAAAAAATCTCAAGCAGCGGTAAGCGATTCGGGTAAAAGAAGAAGCGCAGGGTTAGATGCCAAAGGACAATCATTCTTTGCTGCAGCAAAACCTGTGTTACGCGCAATCCTTAAAGGTGATGTAGATGCTCTTAATCAACTTATTCTAAGCACTCAAGAAATAAATGAAGATACCGGCAACTTAATAGTTGATGAAGCCATTAACAAAGATGCTCGTGGAGAAAGGCTTAGTGTTAAAGAACAAAAAATATTGAACCAAGCCCTCGCTCTTGATACTTTTTCAGATTTAGATAACTTATCTCTTGAGGAGACTAAAGAAATATTAGCAGATTTAAAATCTACTCGTGGAGAATCCATTGCAAGACTCAAGTCTAATAGAGCGTTACGCGCACAGGACAACTTAGAGTTGGCGCAAGAAGCCAAAAATTCAATCTCTAAAAACTATGGGTTTTTATTTAACGCTAATGGTAATCTTAAAAATATAACTCAACTAAACGCAGAGCGTAAACAGATTTGGGAAAACTTTAAAAGTTTAAAAATATGGGAAGGCATCCGTTCTTATTTTGAGCAGTACGATTTCACCAATGGTGTTGGAGTAGCGGCTTTCTTTAGAAACTATATTCAACATCTTGGCACTTACTCTAATATATTAGATAAAAATACTGATGGATTCTTTACAAAGAATGTCTATCGGTATCTAAACCAAATGGATGAGAATTACTTGAAGGGTTACTATAGACAACGAGAGCAGATGGATAGAATGGCAAATTCTATTCCCGGGAATACTAAAGGATACAAACAGTTTAGAGAAAACCTTTCTGATGAAACACTAAAGGTTGATGGTATTACTAATTCAAAAACAGGGGATACATTCTCTGATTCATTTAACGTAGACCAATTGATGCGCATCTATGCTCTTTCAAAGAACAGTATTCAGATGGAGAAGTTAAATAAGATGGGATTTTCAGATGCTAAAATTCAAGACATTAAAGATTTCATTGGACCTGAAGCGGTGCAGATGGCTGATATGATGGTTGAATATTTTAGTGATACTTATTTTGATGAGGTAAACGATGTCTATAGGACTGTTAACGATACTAACTTAGGATATGTCCCTAATTATTTTCCAACCCGTACTATAAGTTCAAAGGCTAATGTTAAACTATTACAAGACGGAAACTTTAATGGAATCTTTGATGCGGAGAATGCTCCTGCGTTAAAAGAACGTACAGATAGAACAAACGACATTGATATTCAACCCGGATTCATTAACGTAGTCGAGAATCATTTTCAGTCAATGGAAAGATACAAGGCATACGCTGAAGGAGTGAAGAAGTTAAATGCTTTAATGAGTGACCCTGCCGTTAATACTTTACTTGAGCAAACAGGGATGAAGTCATTGTATAAACTTTCAATTAATTCGGCTATAAATCCAAACGCAGGCCCTGATGCTTCAAAAATTCAATCTGTTGCTGAATGGTTGGCCCGTAGGTTTACAGGCTTTGCATTGGCATTTAAGTCTATACAAGTTTTAAAACAAGCAACATCATTTGTACAGGCGTTTGAAGACTATAGTTATAGACCAAGAAATAAACGTATTCGAGGAGTAGATACTCTTATTGATATACCTATGTTTGCGTTTGACTATGCTAAAGTTATATTTAACCTCAGAAGCGAAGTCAAAAAAGCAACAGAAATTTCTGCTACATTTAGAAATCGTCTTGAAAAAGGAATGGAAGGAGAGGTTTACGGATTAGAATCAGGACGTAATGTAGTTCCTTCGCTTTCGCGTGGCAACTCAAGAAGTGCACAATTTTCTCGTGGGTTTAAAAAAGCGGGGGGTGCGCCAACTGTTGCAGGAGATATGCTCGGTGTTATGGGCTATATGGCTAACTACAATAGAGATATTTCCAATGGGATGAGTAAGGCTGAGGCGTTAGAGAGGTTCAATAACTACAACGCAACGCAGCAAACAAGGCGAGCAACTGAAAAGAACCAATTACAACTGCAACAAAACTTTGCGTTTAGGGCGGTCACAATGTTTGGTAGTACTATTTATTTGCAAATGAATAAGGTTATGCAGTCTGCCGCACGTATTATGCAACCTATTTTAAAAGGTAAGCCGGGGGAAGTTAAGACAAAAGACATTAGAGCATTTACCTTAAACTTAGCAGTAGCCAACGTAGCATTTGCTTTCGCGGCAAACATTATGAAGTTCGCAAAAGGCAATGATAAAGATAAAGAGGCAGCACTGCAGTCAATGAAAGATGCAATGATGGGGCTGAACTTATTGTACCAAATCCCTTTACTCGGTGCCGCAATAGAAAGTGCAATTAAAAAATCAAGAGGAGACAGGAGCCCTACAAGCGATATTGTAAACCCTATTGCATCAGTTCTTAGAAAAGTAGAAAAAGGAGTGAAGACAGGAGAACCTTTAAAGATTATTCAACCTGTATTTGAAATGGCAATTGGAACTCAGGTAGACCCGTTCATTGGTTTTGGGGAGATGATATTAGGACAGGGAGACGATGAGAGTTTATATGATTTGACAGGCATATCTCCTTCTTATCGTCCGGGGTATGGTCAGAACCCATCTAAGGGTTCGTCTACTAAGGTTAAGCAGCCTACGAAAGCAGAACTTAAATCTCTTTTCCCTAACAATCCTGAACTTTGGAAATAAATATATATAACTATGCCATTTAAAAGTAAAGCACAGAAAGCGTGGATGTATGCCAACAAACCTGAAGTTGCAAAGAAGTGGGAGCAAGAAGAGAAATGGGACAGGGTAAGCGGAAGTTTA